AAGCCACTCTATAGTAGCGACTATAGCTTCATAATCACTAGTATTTCTAATGTTATTATCCCTACTTTTCTGCTTAGCTGTTCTTAGAGTCCTCTCTATTTCAGTAGAAGTTATTTTTAATTCTAGCATTGTTTTAGTTATTAATTAACGATTATCACCATTACCTTGAATGGTATTATTAATTCTTCTTTGTTCTAGTTTCTCAATATTCAGATATAATACTTCTTCAAGAGTATATCCAAAATACTCTATGATGTGTATTATCATAGTAAAGGCTTTATCATTATAACCATTAATCCAATACCCGTTAAGACTAATTATAGTTTTACACAGTTCTACTTGAGTAGTAGGTTTATCTGGTACATCAAGTGTAATTATATCCAATCCTCTAATACTATTATTGTGTCTATAAGCTGTCAACATCCATAGAATATCTCCAACCTCTAGCATAAGATCTTTAACTCTAATATATTTACCAGAATCCCCTTTAGTAGAGTCAATATGTCTATCATCAGTAATAATAGCATAATCACCTCTAATATTCTTAGCTATCTTTCCTGCTAGTTCTCCTATTTCTTCTAGCATACCTAGTTTAGAGTAATTAGTAAGAGTTAAACCAGTCATAGTAGTAAATTCCATAGCCCTAGAACTATATGCTTCTAATGTCATAGTAGGTCTTTTAGCTTTAGGTCTGAATAATTCAAAGAACTCCTGCCTCTGTCTTACCCAAATAGAACCATCTGGATTCTCATATTCACACTTATAGACTACACAATCCTTCCACATATCACCTACTTTTATCTTAGTTTCACTAAGTATAGTATATGGATTACCTTTGTAATAATAAATTTCTTTATTCATTCTTATTTATTAGGTTATCAATTACAGATTTTGCTTCTTCTAATAATCCTGATATGTTAGGATCACCATAATATCCCCAACAAGAATCTATCTCACACCAACTATCGCTAAGAATCATCTTGTCTTTAAGTACCAGAATAGATATGTTATCTTCAATGCATCTATCAAAGAGTTTCTTAGAAATACTATAATTAGGTTTATTTTCATAAGTAACAAACCCATAAACATTTCCAGACAAATAATGGTTCCAAGTCTCTACTAATCCTTCTGCATATAGTTCAGCCTGCTCAGTATTATCATCTGCATAATTTCTAGCTACTAGTATAAATCCTGTTACAGAACTATCAAATCTACACTGTTTATGTCCCTTGAATAATGACAGACTAACTCCAGAATGTATATAAGCCTCTACAGGAAATATAAAGTAATCCTTATTATAATCAGTATAAGTAGATAATTCATCATTATATTCTTCTAACTGCTCTGTAGTCAAATTAGAATAATTTTTAATGATATTAAGTATTCCTAAATATGAGTGAATACCTTGTGGATAAAATCCATCCCTCTCGACATTAAAATCTCTATGTTGATATACTAGAAAACACTCATCACACCCCCAATCATTGGGAGATTCTGGATCTGAGTCATGTTTTACTTCTATCTTATAACCTCTATATTCAATTGTCTGTTCCATTATTCTCTAATTATTTCGTAAATAGCAAATAACGCAACACTAGCTAATGGTGCTACTGCCTCTGTAATCCAGAACCAACAGGGCAATTCTAGTGAATAGTGTTTTATTACTGCATCAGAACCAACCATTACAAATACACTTAGTAACATTAAACCTAGTGTAATCAATTGAAATACTCCTTTATTCTTCTTAAAGATTTGCTTTTCAACAAGCACACCATCTCTATAAATTTCTTTAATCTGCATTTTTCTTCTAAGTTTAAATTAATTTTACATCCTTTACATTTCTCAAGCTCATCTGAATTATTTTCATAGTAATACATACAGAAAGTACAATCAGCAGGTTGACAGCAATTCTGACCATTGTCCATCACAGGACATAATCTATCTATGCTGCACATAGTCAACTATTTTTTAGTATTACTTCACCATCAAAATCTACTAGATTAGTAGACCTATCATAAACAGTTGAGCCTAATTCTAAATAAGTAGATGCTACTATAAATCCATTAATATAGCCATTAGCCTCTATACTTGTAGCTAATATTATATTTTTATTCTTATACAACATTAGTTTAGGAAAAGGTTTCTCTACTGTAGTAGGTGAAGGCTGTATTACTGTATAGTTCATTACAATAACTGTTTTAGTTTTTCAATAGTATTCTCAAGTATTACTTTATCTATATTCTTTATAGCAAGTCTTTTAACATCCTCTATAAAGTCTTCTATAGATACATCACCCAAATATGTGCTTATATACCCACCATCTTTGGTTATTAATTCTAGTAAATCTGTTTCTTCTCCCATGATTAATTTATATAATGTAACATTACTCCAATAATAATTCCTCCTACTAGATAATAAATATATTTCCAGTGTATTGGTAATTTCTCAAACCAATTAAGTTCTTCTTTACTCATATCTCTCTCCATTCCGTTACATGCTTAGTTATTTCAGTACCGATAACGTGAAATTCACTTTTTTTTCCTGTGTATTGCCCAACAAAAGGAAATCCTGAATTTTTGCATAGAACGTAATTTATTCTGCCGTTAATAACTATTTCTGGCAACCGCTCGCCGACCAGAATCCACCGCTTTGCTTCGTTGTAGCCAGCGACGTAAGCATTTTTAGCAATATCATAACTTCCGTTAAAGTCAATTGATGACTTATGTAACTCACGAGTGTATTGCTCTGCTTTTTCTTGTATGTTCATAATAATTGCCCGTATAGCCTAGATAGCACAGCTTTTAGTTTAAGCTCTTAGTACATCAAGAATACTAGTCTTTTTAATACTATTGATTTCAGCTAATTCTGTCCTAGTTTCTTCAAGAATATCTTTAGCATCATCAAATGAACTAGCTTCTACATATAGAAACTCAGATGAATCATCTACAAATGATATTACACACTCATAGAAAGTACCATTACCATTTTCAATAAGATTATCACTAGATAGTTTATCTTTAAGAGATGTAGAGTTAATAGTTACTTCTATTCCTTCTTTCTCTTTAGTAATAATAGCTTCTACATCTGTATTAGATATAGCCTCTACTATGTACTCTTCTTTCTTTGTTTTAGATCCTTCTTTAAAAGAGATCTTTACTGCGTATATATTCATAATTCTGATTTAGTTACGTATGTTACTATGGTTATCTCTTTAGGAAATACCTCTATCAATTGGTTTTTATTTGAAATATTACACTCTTCCCAACCCATTGAATCTTTACAAGAAATTTCATAATCTACTTTAAAATACTGGTCTGTCTCTACGATATAATATACTACTGTATAACACTCTGTATGTCTCCTAGAGTCATAATGCTCTCTACTCTGTTCTTGTAAAGTATATTCCACATCATTTATCTTCAGATAACTCTCATGTACAAAATCACGTAACTCTTCACTAGTTAATACTATGTTTTCTAATTTTTCCATACTGTTTTTATTTAGTTACCTGTTTTAACTCTTGCCACTGTTTAGCTACTGATGTCTCTTTATACCCTACCCAATCAGTTGGATGTACTTCCTCAGAAAATAGTACATCTACTTCTAAAGTTTGATTACTAATATTTACCCTAGGAACACCGTAACATAATTCTGCGTTTTTCATGGTAGGTATTTTAGTATTAAGAAAGCTGTAAAAATCTATTAGATCAATCTCTAATAATAATTCTCCTGATATTGCCATAGTAGTTACTTATTTAATATATTCTGCTCTAATTCTACTAAACATCTCAGTCTTACTAAATTTACATTTAATAAGTCTTTCATCTTCTGGACAGAATCCAGAACATACACATTCTGGCTGCATTCTACTGGCTAATTCTGGACAGATCTCTTCTATACCTTTCTTAACTGCTTTCCAATTATAAACAGCTCCAGCATCAGCTTCTAAACATAATCTCTTCTTAGAGGCATCTATTAATCCTTGCGCATTAGCTCTAAAACGATATTGTACATTATCATCTTGTTTACGCTCTGATCTAGGTTTACCTGTTCTATCAGACCTTGATGTTTGTACAAAATGTTCTATATCTACTGGATTAATATCTTCACAGAATTGCATATTAGGAGTAGAATCTAAAGCAATATGATGTCTACTGAATTGCTGAGTAATATGATAAGGAATTTCAGGAAAATATACCTCAAAGATTAATCCTCTAATTGGAGAATGTTTACTTCTTAGTATTGATTCTTTAAACTGCTTACTAGGCTCATTACCAGTCTCAAATTTACCTACTGTAGTTCTAGCATCTCTAAGAACTTTTGACCACATTACTGAAATGTCAGTGTATGGTTCTACTATACAGATTTTATTCTCCATCTTTATACCAAGTTGCCCAATAAGAATCTGAGTTATCGGCTCCTATTGCCATATTAGTTATTTCTTCTTTAGTATGAGTAGCTTCTAAACACTCCTCATTACAAAAGTACTCTTCACCACCATTAATACAGTAGCCTTCAATCATCTCCTCACCACAGTGGGAGCAGATTCTAAATCCCTCTTCTTTCTCCATTCTTCATTTGGTTTTTAGTTAATTACTAGGTATGCAAAATTCTCTTCCAGTTCTTGATACATAATATCAAGTTCCTCACTAGAGTCAGTGTTTAAGTTACTCATTGTTATTGTTCTCATAATTTATTGTTTTAAGTACTCATTGATACTTGAAATACTATTTTTCATTGATTCGTAATACTCATTAGTAATCTTCTTCTTAGAAACATATTGATAATTATTAGAATGTTTGCCATTTAGTTTGCTAATAAATCTATTTATAAGCATTTCTGAACTTACATCACTAGCTTGTAAAAGTCCTACAGAATTATAACTATTCTTATTATTAACTACTGTAACTAGATAATAAGTACTATAGGAGTCTATAATGTTATCAAGTATTACTAATAAATCACTGAATAACTTAGATTCCTCTATAGTTACTATAGTAGAATTATCAATAGTACTATTAACTGCTACAGTAGAATATGATATATTTAGAAATCCTGCAAGTAGCTTTTTATTTATGTCTCTGTATCTAGTAAATAGACATCTTATAACTATATTTCGATACTTAGATATACTAACATGAGATGCTTTACTAAATATGCTATATTCTTGCTTTATATGTTTATACTCTTTTAAGTACTTTTCAGCATCAATCAAGAATACTACAATCAAGTCTGGTAACGGTCTTTTTAACTTCGGCATCTAATTCTTCCTTTTTTACTTGTATTAGATTTATTAATTCACTTTCTGATTTAATATCAGTAGTTTCTACCCTAAATTCAACTTCAATAGATATTGTAGTTTTTACATCTCTATAAGTTTCCATTATATTAGTCCTAGAAATGAATCATCTTGAATAACAACATCATTAGTTAGATGAGCTATGAAGTCAGATTTCTCTTCAGTACTCATACCTACAAATGGATCTAAAGGAGATAATAGATAGTAATTCTTTAAGAACAACTCAGCACCTGCTATTAGCCCTAATCCTTCTATTTTTCTTGGTTTATCTAAACCAAACATATAAATATTAAGAATTTCAGCTGGAGTTATTCCTTGAGATATAAGTGTATCTGCTGTAGTCTCTCCTAATCCTTTTGGAGTATAGATACCATCTGAAACATCTCCCATAATAAGTTGTTTTAACTTAAAAGCAAGAGCTTCTTCTCTAGTAACAGTCCTCCAAACATGCTTATAAGTAACACTATCTATCTTTTTTAGGGGAATTAAATGTGTACCTTCGATAGTGTTATAAACATCCTTATCTTGAGAAGCTATTATAATATCTGGAAATGTTTCTTTAAGAGATAAACAAATATCATCTGCTTCATAACCAGTACAAGTCATAGTTACATACTGATAACGTAGATAACTTTCAATTAACTTAGTCCTATCAGCATGAACAGGTCGTTTGTCTTTATAACTGGCATGTTTATCCTTCTTTATATAAGGCCCTTTAGACAATGCTAGACAGAATCTTTCAGCTTTAGCTTCTGCACATAACTCTTTAATCACATTGTCAATATCACTAAATGTTTTAGTAATAGGATCTTCCTCTCTTCCCCTATATTTAAGGAAATCTGCATCAATTAGTAGTATCTTATTCATTATTCTCTATTTAGTATATTAATTATTTTTTGTAACTCTGCTTTATCTGTATTCACTTTCTTACCATAATGAGGATAAGCCTGACTCTGATGTTTACTAGTACTTCTTGAGTATTTATCATTATTGATAAACCAAGTAGCACCAGCACGTACATATAGTAGTATAGGAAAATGATAACCATAACTATATACCGCATAGTACTTAGGTTTACTCTCTGAGAACAGGTTAGAACCCTTGAACTCAGTCAAGGATTCTACATATTGTCTACAATTGTTATTAGCTACTCTTACCATAGTCTTTGAAATAAATAGATAAATATGGTTAGGAAGCTAAATACTTCTATGTATGTTATTACCCATCTTACTTTTTGTAGAGTAAAAAAGATACTACATACTAAAACCACTCCTAATTGTCTTAACATAGCTACTTCAAATAAATCAAATAGGCATAATCCTATACTCATTATAGCACCTAGCATGTGATATTTAAATAGAATCTTATCCTTAACTGTTGGAGCTAATCCTACAATAGATAGAAATAATCCAGCAAATAAGAAATAGAGATTGTTACCAGCAACTATAATAAGAGCTGATAGTAGATAGATAAATAGTTGAAACCAATATTCTTTTTTCCACAGTCCTCTTTTAGTATCACTATCTTTCAATAGATAATAAGTCCAAGAAATAGATTTAGGAATACCGAACATCTTAATTGTGATTATCAAATATGATAAAAACAAAATGCCTGCACTAATCAGCGCAGGCATTTGAAATGGTTTAAATACTTCTAGCATTATTCAAGTATATCATTCTGTAAACTGGCATATCCAGCTAAATCTACTAGATTATCTCTTTTATGAGCAAAACTTTCTCTAGTAAGTTTAGTTGCTTGATGCATTTTAGTTACTACTGTAGGAGGTATTATTCTTTGTGATAAAAGATTCCACTCTTCTACGGTAAGCATCAAGGCTGTCATCTGCCCTATTCTTTCAAAAGATGCTTTAGCAGAACCATAGTCTGCTTTTCTAGCACCATTTACTATACTATCTGCTTCTTGCAGAATACTCTTTTTGTTATCTGAATCCATTGTTCAATTGTTTAAAAGTGTTAATAAGAAAACCATTTAATATGTCAAGTTTATCAGAGTTATGCTTACACTTAACTGTTTTCTCAAACTCTTCAGTCAAGTTTCTGGATACTTCTAATAAGCCTCTTTTTCCCTCTGTATGAGTTAATTCTTTCAAATATTCATCTCCAGATAGTGATTTATGTATTACAAAATCAACTACGTTAAAATGAGTCTCTAAGAACGAATCTAAGCCATTAGGAAAGTGATTTAATTCTTTGTGCATTTTCTTTAGCTTTATTTATCACTACTGACATATCAATAATAGTATTGAAATCTGCTTTACTAATCTCATCAGATAATTCACCTTCTTCTAGTAGTTTATCGAAATCTTCAATTTTAAGAGTACTCATTGTATAAGGAATGTCATAAGTACCTTCTACAAATTCTGCAATCTCTCCATTAATAATTTCTGTCAATCCTACTGGTAGATATTCACAACATCTAAACTTAGTATTATCATAAGAAGGAATAGCTACAACATTGTAAGGATTTACAAGACAAGTAATAATTGTATCACCTAAATTTAAACCATAATTCTTACCTCGTTGATGTAAACCGCGAGAGCACGAAGCAGAATTATCATTACTACAATCTTTTCTAGGCATTGAAACAGGAACTCCTAATTCAATATGCATAGTCTTAGTATGATTATCAGTATAGATAGTTTTAGTACTACTATTATTGATAACTTCTTCATACTGTACTCTAAGATTATAATCAGTAGTAGCTTCTTCTAAGAATGGTTCTCCATCATTATCAAGAATAGCAACTACTTTAGAAGTAGATTTTTTAGCTTTCTTGATTTTAAGATAAGACTCAGTAATAAAGTTATTTAACTTATTATTAACTCCTTTATTAGTAGTAACTACATTACGATAACTTATAATATTACCTTCACTAGTTATAGCTAACTTACTTGTTTTAATCCATCCAAATAGAGAGTCCCTAATGTGTTTATCTGGATTTAGCATTAACCACTTAGTAAACAATACTAGAGAATCAAATGAGTAAGGAGATTCTACATTTTCTTTAGCATCAATAATAGCATCTACTAGAGTCTGATGTATTGGTGTTGAAAAACCTTTAAGATATACAAAACCTAAATTATCAGACTCAAAAATAGTATTATCTACTACTTTAGAGGCATTTTCAACTCTTTTTTCAGCATTTTCTTCGTAATCCAGAGATTTAACTTTTGTGATTTTAATAGTGTTAGCCTCTGCTTGTCTATTAAGCTCTACTCTAAAGAAGAATCTGTAAAGCATGTCAACTTCTTCAGAAGTTAGTTCTTTAGAAGTAGATGAAATACACAGATCTGTAATTAATTGTAGATCTTCTTCTTCGTACTCTCCCTTTTGAAAGGTTTTTATTGTAGTATCTAACACTACAATAAGTAAGTCATTGACTTTTTTGTAATTTACTTTCATTTCAGTTTATGTATTAAATTATAGTTTAATTCTAATTTTACTTTCTTAAACTTAAAGTATGCAATAGCTCTTATTATCTCAAACTTACTAAGATTCCACCAAGAATGTTGATTTTCATTAGTAGAATTAACATAATCATTAAATATCTTAACTCTATCATACCGTAGTAAGCATTTATCAATAGTCTTTTGATCTATTAATCTAGTTTCACCTATTTTAGCTGTAAGTATATTCATATCAAAAGAATTAGTTTGCCTTAATGGCTCTAATTCTTTATGCAATGATTTGTCTAAATATTTAATAAGTCTAATAGTTTTTTCTGAATAACTCATACTATTAAAATATGCTAATCTTATTTTGCTAAAAGCCTTATGATCTTTTTCTAAATCAGTTAGAACTATAAATCTATCTGGAAATTCAGTCAATAACTTATATTTAAATCTAGGAGCTACTGATATAAATTGATAGTCAGTAAAGTACCTGTAATAAGATACATATTCATCTATAGAATCTAGTAGTACAATTTTCTGATTAGGAAATATTTTAGATAAATCAATGTAAGAAAGTGATTCTTTCATTTTACTAGAATAGTTTACAACTATATTTCTAACATTAGATCTAACTTTTACATTCTCTTCTTTAATTATCTCAAGCTTTTTGCAATAGTCTTGATAATCTTGGGAAGCCTCTACCTCAGACACAGTGATTATCTTAAAGAAATCTCTAGTAAATAGTACTTTTTTTAGAGTTTTAATCTCCTCATCAGTAAAACTATGTCCATAGTAAGCATTTTTAGCATATACTAGAAATTTTGAAGCAAGCTCTTTGTATTTGCTTTTAGTAAAGAAGAATAAGACATCATAGCTCTCTTTAAGATAGGCTCTTACTTTAGCATTACTTTTTCCCATTATTATAGGGACTTTCTTTATAGTAGCATATCGTTTATCGTACTTATTACCATAACATGAAGCTAAGAATCCAGAACACTCTAAATATTCCATTATCTTACTCCAAGTAATATCTAAAGAAGCTAAATGAGTCTCTACGTTATTATAACTAAGAAAGCTATTATCTGTATTTAACTCAAAAGGCTTACCATTATAATCTATAGTTAGGATGCTTTTATAAATATCTGTTTTAGCAGCTACCTTAAATAACTCTATTAACTTCTTTTCAATTAATGAGATTTTATCATTAATCTTCTTTATATTGCTGGAAGTATAATCAATAGATTCTCTACTTGGTGTTGGAGTAATTTCACCTATTTCAAACTTAATAGACATACCACTAAAGTATCTAAGAGTGTTTGATATTAATAAATTACTATTTAACTCATAAATAACGCCTCCCATAGTAACATTTAAATTTCTACTTTCTTTACTCATATAGAAATCACCATAATCAGTATAACTTCTACTATTGAATTTATCATTATAGTTAGAACTGTATCCAGTAAGATATACATTAGGGAAGTAGAATAGCTGTTTTCCAACTGCTTCATAGAAATAATCAGAATCACGAGGTTTTATATCTATAACTATCTTTACTCCATTAGCTTCAGTAGTCTCTACTTGAATTAACTTATTAAGTTCTGGTAATCCATTTTCATTCTTAAAGTATAAGTAATGAGTAGTTAATCCATCTTTAGTAGAAATAATACTAAATGAATCTTGATAATTTAAAGCACATTTAGACCCTAATCCCATACAACCTATTGCAGAATTGTCATTCTCTTTAGTAGAAGTTAAGAAATTGATATAAATCTCAAACATCTCTTCTTCACTAAGTCCTGTACCAAAATCTTGAATAGTGAGTTTATCTTCTTGAATATCTACTAAAATAGGTTCATTAGTTCCTGCCTTAACAGTAGAATCTAGTGCATTTGATACATATTCTCGAATGATACTAGATCTAATATCAGAATATAGTCCTGATAATATCCTAAATAGTTTAGCTGAATTAGAAGAGTCTATAGAAGACACCTTTGCTTCAAATGCTGATCCTTTTACATCATTTACAATTGTTTGTTCAATTATCATTTAAAAAGTGTTTTAGGTTGTTCTTTTACTTTTTCTGTAATCTCCATAGTTTCGTACTTAGCTGATAAATGGGCAATAAACTCGTGAAAATCCCTAGCCTTTAAGAAATGTAAATACACATCATTTGGAGATGTCGGCCATTTCTCAGGCCCGTAATAAGGTAGATTAAGTTTAGAGGGCATGTGAAGTATTCCAACTATATCTGCATGTTGAAATAATGCATCTGCTGAAGTAATATCACTCTTAATTGGAAAGTGTAAAGACAGTTTACTTTCTTGAATACTCCTTCTTTCCTCTGATTCTATACCTCTATTTAATTGAGATATGATTATAAATGTTATTTTATACATCTTCTTTAGAAGAGTACACATCTCTCCTAAATCATAAAGAGTTTGTTTAGCATCAGCATCAGATTTATTTTTAACTAGCAGACTATGATCTATAATTACTATTAGCCCTATATCTTCTTTACCTATTTTTTCTGCTACATGCTTTCTGATTAATGTTTGTATTCCTACTATAGTCTCTGGAATATCTTGATACCAAATAGGTAATTTAGATAACTCTTCAAGATATAGTTTAGCTTTTTCTAATTCTTCTTGATTGATATTTCCTACATTATTAATTGCAGATGAATAGATTTGCTGAGAGGATTTTTGAAGATGTGTTGATAGTTTTCTACCTACTAGTCTTTCAGCAATCATCTCATAATTAAGTGATAGTACATGAAACTTTTCATCTGGATTTAATCCAAATAACTGAGTTTCTAATTGATTTACGAATAAGGTCTTTCCAGACCCACTCATTCCTGCTACTGCTATAATATACTGCCATGGTACTCCATTGAGTCCAGCAGCATTTAAACATTTCCAAGGAGTCTGAAGAGATTTTACCTCTCCAGACATCCTCTTCTCAATGTTTATTAACTCAGATTTAGCAACTTCTGAAATATGTCTATAATTCTCTTTATTACTCAAAGTTGATAAGTGTTTGATTGTGAGTTAATTTTGCTTTTTCTTCCACCGTATGATTTTCATAATAAGCTAAAAGAGTAGATACCCTATTTTTCTCTAAGAAATAATTTGCAGTCCTAGCATACATAAATCCTTTTTCTGCTTGTTCTGCTACATATACCTTAGTTACTTCTAAAATCCTCTCTCTCTCTAACTTATGTAGAGTTATAAGTCTTTTCATCTTATTAGCTATCTCAGATGGTTTACATCTAAGAAATTCTCCAGAGCCTGCTTTAGTTTTAGCTGGAAATATATTTACATATTCCTCTAAGAAACTATCAAAACTAGCTACTGTAAAATAAGCAGAAGCCCTCTCTCTAACTACGATTTTATCACCTATGACCTTAATATAAAGTTCTTTATCAAGCTTTTCTTTGAGTTGTTGAAACTCTTCTTGTCTATATTTAAATAGATTATTTAGTTTCTCAAACTCATTATTAAAGGCTAAAGTGATAATAATTATCTCACTAAGAGATAATCCAGTTTCTAATAATTTTTCGTTTATCATTCTAGTAATTTTATTAATCTTCGTCTTTCCCAGTTGCTTTCAAATTTACCAAATTTAATGTCTAAATCTAAAAAATACTCTAAACGTAGGATAGGGGTATTAATCTTATCCCAGTATTCTACTATAGCTGCTTTATACCCACCCAAGCTTTCTATGCTGTCTTTTCTATATAACTTAGTTAAATACTGTATTTTGCTCTTATACTTATCATTGAAGTGTATAAAGTTAAACTGCCTATTCTTCTGAGCTAATTTTCTAAGTTTAAGATCACGTTTTTCTTGTTGTTTCTTTTCAGCCCTAGCTTGAACTAGTTTAGGATTTCTATATTCAGATTTTATTGGTCTTTCCTTATATTTCCTCCAAGAATAATTATCATAAACTATTAGCCCATCAACAACTATATACTCAGCACCATAGCTTTTTATCTCAAATCTTCTCCAGAAGTAGTCTTTACGATAACCAGTAGATCTATAACAGAAATTAGAATAAGCATGATCTATAGATTTACCTACATTATGTTTTATAGTATCCCTAGCTATTTTCCACTCTTTATAAGAAATTCTTTCAGTACTGTATCTCTTTCTTAGATAATTCTGACTATCTTATTTAAATCTAGTATGAACAGCTTCTCTAAAAGGTAACTCGTCAAGTTTGTCTATATCAATCATAATAATGTGAATAATTTAGAGTTAGTGATACTAAACATTTCTGGAGAGTAAAATAAATCTCTTTCTGAATCAATATATAGTTTATAATTACCCTCTCCAGTAGGGCCCTCTCTTATAGTAAATGTTTTACCTTTTACACTTATCATAGATTCAATAAATGTTAATCTACCATACATTTTTCCTACTATTAAGTCTCTCTTAAAAGTTATTCTATCTCCTTCCTTATATTTCATAGTAATGTGAATAATTTATTTGTTTTAGATTGAATCATATCAAAAGAGAACCAATAACCATCTTTTTCATACTTAAATGCTCTTTTACTAAGATATACTATTGTAACTGCTCTACCTGCATCTCTAGCCATTTCTGTAAATACTACAAGCATAGTTCTACTATCTTTTTTCAAATCAGCTCTAATGATTACAGTATCTCCTACTTTATATTTCATAACAGTTTAAATAGTTTAGGTTTAACACTTTCAAACATTTCTATAGAAAACCAAGTGGTACAATTTTCAACGACAAATCTAGGTTGCCTTTTAGAGCTATAGCCACAGCTTATTATTTTTACTTTTGTACCTAATTTAGGTAACATCTTAGACACAAACAGCAAGCCCCCATAGTCCTTACCTACTTCTAAATCGCTTCTAATTTTTATTATATCACCTTTCTTGTACATATTAGTCAAAAGTTAAAGTTTTAGGATATACTATTACATCATCATTAGCTGATAAATTATTAAACCAAGATTCCATTACAGTTCCCTTTGCAACTAAGTAGATATTATAACCTATTCTATTTTTAGGTAATCTAGCTAATCGTCCATCTCTCTGTCCTTTATTTACAGATGAAGAACTATAAGATTGATAGATAGCTACATTTAAGTCTACAAAGTTCTGTCCTTGATTTACTTGTTTTGATGCTGCCAGAGCTTTAAACTCCTTATTATTAAATCTTTCTATAGTACCCTTATTAATCTTAGCACATTCTTTTTTGTTCTTATGTTTATTAGAATGTACAGTGTTCTTACAGATTTTATCTAAAGTTTCAGTTTCTTCACCAAATACAATTACTCTAGGATCTTTTATTTCTTGTATTAGAGAACCACTTACAAGTAAATTGTAGACCATTCTTGCACATCTCACACTAGAATTAGAAGTAAATAATATCTTCTTTCTACGAGACATGGCAAAACTCATCTTACTCATTAATTCATAAGCCTTTGGATCCTGTTTCTTGAAATGCTCACTTTCTAAATAAGAATATACATTAGTTCCTATACTCTCATAACCTAGAGAAGATAGTTGTAATTTACATTCATTAAAGAGATTGTGATAGTAGTTATAGTTCTTCAGATCAGATGTTTTAAAATTCTTTCCAATTATATCTACATCTAATTTAGAACTTAGTTCATATTCTACCTTGATAAACACTGTCTTATTGATAAATCCTAGATCAACAGCCTCTTTCTGAGTGATCTTGTCAATCCT